CCATCTCCATAGCAGTCTTGAAGTCGGCTGTCTTGCCAACTTGTACAACAGAGATGTCATCGGGACGCCCCTGAATGATGGCTCCGTTCCCCGCAGCAGAGAGTGTCTGCGGCTTAGTAGTACTAGATGGGGATACGGTAAAGACCACCTTAGCGGCCACTGCAGAGCCCTCTACGAGAGCTTGCATAAGAGCTTCAAGTGAACGGAGATCTCCAAGGAACTCCTCCACTCTACCACGTCCAAAAGATTCACCATCTACAACGTTGAACCTAAGGACTAACCAAGGGTTAGCATCCAATGGTGCCTTACCCTGAGAGCCAGGAATGATCTTATCGAAGACTTCCTGGTGCCAGACAAGACGGTTGTTGTCTCGTCTTACATGCGTGTAAACATCTACATCCTCATCGTTATCAGCTCCGTCCTCACCAGGTGAGTTAACAGGGAGGCTGGCAGTAAGGATAGGTGCCAGAAGTTTACGACTAATTCTTTCACGAGTAACGATCTCTAGGATTTCACCGTTACCATCTCTATCTACAACATAGCGGTTCAATGGATATAGCTTCAGCCCCTTAGGACCCATGTAGATGAGAGCATTACCGCCAACCACCAGGTGCTTAAGAGCTTGGTGTACGGTAACGCGATCACTAGATGCTGCTATGATTTCCATGACAGACCTCTCCATCTTAGCGAAAGAGATATCAAGGTCTGATCGTGCTTCTGCTGGAAGATCTACACCGATCTTTGAATCATCGATCTGCAGCTTAAAGAAGCTGGTCTGAGGGGGAAGGAGAGCTAGCATCAACTTAGAAGCTAGAGTCACAACCCCCTTAGCGCCAACACTTTGCCACGGTGTAGTCAACCTAAGATTAGTTGAACGTCCTACATCATCATCTTGTTGGATAAGAGTAGGCAGAGTCAACTGAGAGCACTGTACAGCTGTGTCTAGAAACGTGGAACGATACTTACTTAGATAATCGTATCTTGTTTTAGCTGACATTTGAATTAACCTACACTACCTCGGAATGAACCAGTTGGAGATACACGTTGCTGTCCAAGACCTTGAGCCTTACGGCCAGCACGTTGGCGGCTGCTACGTGCAGCCTTAAATCCAGAAGCCCAGTTGGCCAAACTGGAGCCCAGCGAATCCATATTGATATTGACCTCAGGTGTACTTTCTTCTGGAAGTCTAGTGTCTACAGGATCCTGTACGGTTTGATCGTTATTTACCTGATTTGGTACATAACCTTCACCACCAATTGGGTTCTTGATTACCTTTTTATCTTGTTCAGGTAGTGAGTACTGCTTACCAAATCCGCGAACTGTTTCACGTCCACCAGGTCGGATAGCTGTACCACCCATCATAAACCTGCGATCCGTACCAGGAGTCACCGAGCCATAACCACTTTGAGGATTTTGGTAGCCACCACTTGCGCGAGTTCCACGCATACCTTCTAGTGCTTGACCAATCCTACCAGTACCAAAGGTAGGCTTCTGAGTTAGCCCATAGAAACCGCCATAAGCTGGGCCGGACTCCTTGATGAGCATATTAGCGGCACCAGAATTAAGGTTAATACCTGTCTGATCTTTTGCTTTAAGATTCTGGTTGATCTTATCCAGTCGTTGGATAACTTGACCGCCTGACTTACCACTTGCCTCAGTGATAGTCTTAAGTTCTTGCGTAGTGATACCGCCAGTGCCAGCAATCTTTAGACCTTGACTTAGTGTTGATGCCTTTGGGCTACCCATTGGATTGACACCAGCATTGGTCTGTACCTTTGCTGGAGCTGGATTGTTTTTCTTAGCCATTGTTCTCTTCGTTGAGTTGGTGTTGAATCCACTCGACCACAGAACGTTGGCCGGAGCGGTACATGATTAATGAGTGTGGATCATCCGGGTGGGGATTAAGTGGTGGGAAGTTCTCTTCTAGTTGTTGGAGGAGAGAAGTAAACTGGAGACCATGGGTCTCAAGCATACTGAGGTAGGTTGGGGTTTGCATGTTCAAAGAAGGCAGGCATACGTGCTCGCTTTGTATCAGAAAGCTCGGGGGCTTTGCCCTCATACATCAAGCGATCACTGGCATTCAGCCAAAATTTTTTGTCCAGATATTTGTTAGTAGATGCCTTGAGAGGTGTCATAACCCAGTTAATGGTAGCCTTACGCAGCTTGTCAAGAGAAGGGCTGATCTCCAACCCAAGCTCCTTACACACAAGGCTGTTAGCAGCTACGTGAACCTGTTCGTCACGACTGATGTCGGCGCTTACGGTTCTGAGACCAGCGTCACCATTAAAGCGGAAGAAGGGGAGTAGTACGAAGAAAATTGCACGCTCGGCAACAAGTGCCTTGAGGACCGTGTGATCAGGATGCGCTTCCCAAGCATCCCTAAGGCGCTTTGCTTCGGCTTCAGCAGTTTCGTCAACACCCAAAGCATTGGCGATGTAACCGAGAGCCAAGTCGTGGTTTTCCTCGTCTTTGACATTAGATTTAAGCAGGTCTGCCGATAGAGCTGGAATTTCACTAAGGGCATCTTGAATGAAGCTACCAACGGGGAGTTCCATGTGTCGCATAGCGAGGGCACGGTAGATGGTTTCTTCAGAGCCTGCACAAAGTTCACCTGCTGTGGTTTGGACTGGTGTCCAGGTACGTTTACGATTTTGTAGTTTTTGATAAGGGTTCATTCGCCGCAATTACAATCAGGAGCTTGGGGCTGACTAGCGCCAGCCGGATCATTAAGAATAGACTCCAGGTAATCATCGACTTCAGCTTCATCCAGTGCTGCATATGCGCTGGATTTATCCTGAACGTCTCCCATCACTTGGAGTGAGTAGTAAAGAGATGTTTGGGGGCTATCCAGCCACTCCTCAATGAATGTCTCATCATAAGTGATCACATCCGACCAACTGTTAAATGAGTACCCATGAAGAAGACCCGTCTTATCGAGCATACGAACAATCTCGTCCGCAACTCGCTTATAGTTCTCCCAGCCAACTTCTGATGCGATCTCAACAGGACCGTAATCAAAGCTCTGGACGCCGAAGGTACCGCTATCACGGTCTACTTGGCGGGCAATAGGAGGTGCAATCTCGGGACAGGTAGTGTACCCATCCAAGTCCTTATAGCGGTAGCTACAGGACGCTGTAGGAGCGATAGCAAAGGCACGGTCCATCTTATTCATGCGAGCTGTATGCGCTGCTGCAATTACACCAGCGTTGATCTCAGCTGCAAGAATATGAGCAGGTGTCTGTGCCATCTGCCCATCATTGATGTTCTTTAGAGCCTCTCCAAAGGCTTCATAGGTTACGTTGTAGCGTCGTAGAAGGTTGGCAAGTCCCAGCAATCCGAGACCGACTTGGCGATCAGTCTCTGAAGGGAGGTACTCTCCGCTTTCTCCAACATTTGTTTTGCCGTGTAGGTTGCACAGTTCGGACATTCCGTGGACAAATGCACCTTGAATGTCATTGAGTTCACATCCGCCAAGGTTGACATGTTGAAGTAGACAGGTGCCCCGGCTTGGGAGGTATACTTCCAGGCAAACGTTACCCCGGATTCGATTTCCATTTTTGTCTACCTTTGTTTTGTTGAGCCAGATGTCGCCCTTCTTGATACCATCAAGTAGAGCATCCTTTACTTCTTGAGTTGTCTCTTCCCACCAATGGTTGTTAATGTTGACGCAACGCTTAACCCAAGGTAGCTCACTACGGCTAGCAGTAATAAACTCAAGCACATCAGGATGACTGAGATCAAGATGTAGTACCACAGCTCCATTTTTGTAGATACCCCCACGTCGAAGGATTTCATTCAAGGTTGAGTAGATCTTGGCAAAAGATACAGGACCAGATGCTACAAGACCCTTGCCATTCTCCTCACCCTTAGGTCGCAGTTTGGATAGGTGGACAGCAACTCCCGCTCCATAACGAAGAGCGTGCGATACAAATCGCCAAGATGCCTCGATTCCATTAGGACCCTCCATAGTGTCCTCGACGACAAATACTGTACACGACACAGGGAGTCGCGAGGTGGGATCATCGATCCAGGATTGCACACGCCCAGTACGGGCAATAAGATCAGTGGACATATTAGACAAGATCACTAAGGTTTGGTGGTTGATAGTTAGGACCCTTGAGGACTTTACCATCCTCTCGGTAGATAGGCTTACCGTCTTCTCCAAGCTTACTCATGTTGCTTTGGTGGACACGGTATAGTGCTTCATCAAGATCCCATCCTAGGTTCTCTGCGTATTGATAGCAGACATAGACAAGATCAGCCAACTCTTTAAGGGTATCGGTAGCATTAACTACGTACCCTTTGATGAGTTGATTATCAGCATCTAGGAACTCTTTGAACTCTTCAACGATCAAAGTCCGCTGCATAGTCCGTGAAGCTGGACTCGTACTGTTCGTTACTCGGAAACCAGCTCGGAACTCCTTCGCTTGCTGTTGGGGTGATGCTTTCAAGCTCATTTTGAAGATAGTGGATTGCTTTTTGAAGATCTTCTACTTTGCTGTCTTTATAGCCAGCACGGCAGATATATTTGATGGCATTGCCAAGATGGAAGTTCAGTCCTTGATCTCGGATGAAATCCCAAACTTGAATTGACCCTCGTCGGTAGTAGGTTGGGCCTGTGGAATTTGAGTGGGCCATTTCTTAACTAGGTTGGATACTGTATTGCAGAGAGTAAAGTTCTGGCGTTGTAGAGCCATGAAGATAGTGATTACATCTTCTAGCTTAGTGTCAGGATCACGTAGTGCATTCTCAATCTGTTTGAGTTTGAACTGCTGCTCCATTGTCAACTCCAACACTGGGGCTGGGAGACCAAAGTCTTGGTTCTTGATTGGTGAAATCATAGTCATCACATTGTAGAATCTTAGCAAGTCTGGCATTCATCAGTGCAACGTCCTCACTAAGATCCTTCTCAGCGAATGCTTTCACCACTGTGTCCCAGGTGTAACCTTCTTTCTCAAAGAGAGCAACAGCACGTTTGATACCAATACCAGGTACACCAGCATAACCATCAGTTTGGTCACCTGACATGGTTTGGATGAGGTGCCACCTACGGCCCTCCTCAGGCGTCACAGTAACCACTCCATCAGTTAGGTCATAGAGGTCCCCAGGGATCTGTCTCATGTCCTTGTCGGGGCTGCAAATGATGTGTCCGGGCTCTTTGGTGGCGTAGATACCAAGAGCATCATCAGCCTCTAGTGTAGGCATCACAACAACGTTGTACTCCTCCTTGAGTTTGTTGATGACCCTTTTGTAGCCACACGGTTTCTTTCGATTTCTATGTCCTTTATACGCTGGATCAATAGATTTACGAAAGTTAATAGAATCAGAAAAGAACAGAATAGAGTCATCGAAGCATCCAAGGTCATTTGCGATGTTGTATAACTCTCGCTCGACATACTCGTATGCTTCTTTGAAGTTGGAAGTAACGACGATGAGGTCTTCTCCAAAGTCAATCTCTGTTTCTGCTCCGGCGCAACATTTATAGACGATAAAGTCAGCATCAATAAGTAAGCTCACTTACCTTGTCCTCGACGAAGCTTACGGCCATGTGAAGGAAGAGAGCGAGTACCATTACCTTGACGAGTGCGTTTATATTTAGCACGGGACTTGAACTCAACACGTCCCAGTGCAGTCTTTGATTTAACAGCCATAATTAGTGAACATCTGCCCAGGTGGATCCGATCTTACCCTCGGCAGCGATAGGGATACGGAGATTGTAGTATTCACCAGCTAATGCAGCACACATCTCTAGGTGTTCCTTGAGATCCTCTGCATATGCTGGTAAGCATTCCCACTGCAATTCGTCGTGGATAAATGCTAGCTGATGAGTGTGACTAAGGTAGTCATTGTCGATAGTAGGGAAGTTTTGATTAGCGATGACCATCCAACGCTTAGCTACAACACCGGCTCCTGACTGGAGCAAATAGTTAAGTGCCTTGTGAGGGCTATCTACTGCGATCTTACGTGTATCTATGGACCTGATAAAGCCTCGCTCACCTGCTTGACGAACAGCGGTAAGAAGACTATCCAGGCCGTCAATGGCAGCAACATAAGCAGCTCGTATCTCTGCCCCCTTTTCTTTTGCCTTGTTCGGGGAAAGGCTTTGGTCATAACTAAGTCCTATTTTCTGGTCGCCCGCTCCATACAAAAACGCATAAGTTACAGTCTTGACTAGGCGGCGACTAATGCCTATCTTGTCTGCGTTCTCTTGGTGAATGTCACCGTTAAGAAGTACGTCTCCGTACCTACCTCCGTCATATCGAGCAAGGTAGTGTGCTAGCATTCGCAATTCAATGCCTGCGAGGTCAGCACCAACCATGACATTACCAGGGCTAGCAGTAAATAACTTTCTAAAGTTAAGATCGCTAGGTACCTGAGCAAGGTTCGGATTACGGTGAGCACATCTGTGTGTGTTCGTAGCCACTGAGCAGTGGTGGTGGATACGGTTACCCTTGACTAACTTAAGCCAGGCATTGTTACCCTCAGATAACATACCTAGTTGCTTAGTAAGCTCCAGGCAACGGAAGAACTGTAGTGCCTCCTCTGTACCGATATCTTTGAGAACAGTTTCATCAATGGCAGTCTTGCCACTTGCTGTCTCTTTATCTGGCACCCAACCGTGATGGTTCTTCATGACCCATGCAATGTGATCACGACTACCAGGGTTGAACTCTTTTAGTTTAGTGAGAGGAGCACCTGCGACGTATCCTGT